GTGTTACCCAAGTCCCATGGTCTGAACAGCACTCGCAGAGTGCCGTTCGTGTCTGATGACAGAGTAGTTGAAGATTCGTAATTGTACGTTGATGTTTCTATCGGATAGATGTTAGGAATCTTAACTCGTACATTCGTGAAAGGATCGATTAAACTTTGTCCGTATTCGATTTCGCTAGAGGTAAAGTGGGATTGTTTCTCTTGCGCGTCAGGTCGATCGCGTAACACTTTACTTTCGTTCGGTCCAATACGTCCGTCGACTCTCATTAATTTAACGTCATTAGTAGGATAAGCTTTGAAAGTCGGATCGATCTTCTTTCTGGGTTTTATTTTTACGGCGCCGGTTCGAATAACCCTCGGCGCGCGGCGGTTGTTTCTGTTATTAACTCTCTTCATTTTTTGAGGCTTCACTGTCAATTGAACAATCGAACAGCGCGTTGGTCGTTTCTCCGTGTGCAATTACATTTGAGTCAGTTATGGCATGAATGCGGAGATCTATGTGATTGCCAATGTCACAATTCAAAAGACCATTTGGCACATAAACAGGTTGTCCAGGCTCAGTGACATGGGCAAGGTTGTACAAAGTCGATACTAGTATTTCTGGTTGAGTGCCTGTATGTGTAGAATACCCTATCATCTCATCCATAGGGTTGATTTGATTATCAACCATAGCTATGTTGATAAATTTCTTTTCTCTCATGCTCAAGACTTTTTCGTTGCGTACTCCATAGTCGAGTCTGGCTTGATAGATTAGTGAAGTTAGTGGCATGGACCTGCAACCGTGAAGCTCAGTATATGCTACCGCATAAGCGTGAGTTCGCGGATCTTTAATGTAAGTGATTTCAGCTCCACTATAATACCTAGAACCAGTTATAGCTTTTCTAATATCCCTAACTATAACTACTTCTCCATTAGTCAAAATCGACCTCTTCGAAATGAATTCGAGGTCCCACCAATGACCGAAATTGAGCGATTTGGCCGCTTGACCCAATCCATGAGCTCTATTAGTCTTGGGTGCGTCGTAAACTTGCCAGAAGGATTGAGTCCAGGTTTCGACGTCTTTGGAGCGAATCCACATGCACGCGTCGTCGCCTGATACAAAGAAAAGCAAGTCGCTGTAGAGGATTCCAGCTCTAGCCGCGGTATATAATCCGTAGTAAATCACTCTCAATGTGTTGCCTAGCGTTGTTTTGGTCGGATGTCCGCTAAAAGTAGTGCCTTGCAAAACGAATTTTCCTACATATTTTTTGTTGATTGTTACGTGCAAGTTGGCGACATGATCTTTTAGTATGTCTAAAACTTCAAATGCCAACCTATTCGAGATCGGAAAAATTTCGATGAATTTCGGGAAAACGGCATCCATGAAGGTGTCATCCACGATGCGCATGAGCTCTACGTGTTGATTTGAATCGTGAGCTGAGCCATCCCACGATGTACGAATCCAGTCTTCCGGCACTTTATCTTCGAAAAAGTCATTTATCTTTTTTGCTAGTTTCTTTGAATTTAGCGCATGAATAAATTCAGGGTACCAATGCTTGGCCACACTAATGAAAAATTGCTGGCACCAAGCCACGAACATCATCCTGTCTTCCGGGTCCCAAATCAACCTTGCTCTAGCGCTGAAGACTTCATGACTCGTGGCGTAATTAAATTCAC